GGCATCCCAGAATTCCCCTGCTTTGGATCCGAAGCGCCCAGCGCCCACAATCGGTTTGGGACGCTGGGCAGCCAATTCATCAAGCATCTCAGAACGAATCTTCGAATCTTGAATCATTGGCCCCTGACGTGGCGAGGCCGGCTTCTTCCACTGCCTTGAAGGCTGAGATTCTTCCCAGTCCTTCATCACCCGGTAGACCCGGGGGGCAATTTCGGAACGAGCTTTGCGCATTTCGTACTTGCGTTTGGATTCTTCCAACTTAAAATCAAGGTCGATCCTACTACCGGCCCAGTCAGGCAACGAGTCTTTCCAAAGACCCGCCTGAGGGTACGGCAGGAGGCGTCTCCGCCTCTCGGATTCAATGTAATCAAGATCCTCATCAACAGATCCCCAGAGGTCAAGGAGCCTTTTATCGGACTCCGACACAACGGGATCGTAGGTGAGTTTTGATTCATTCCGGGACGACCATGGAGGTTGGAATAGGTCCTTGGCACTCTCGTACTTCGACAACTTCTTGCCGATAGACGGGGCCTGAGAACCAATGATCCTCGCCCTAATCGGGCGTAAAGGAGGAGCAGGGGGTCGACGAGTCGTTGAGATCCAACGACCGTACCGATAGTACTCCATCCTCTCCTGTGTCATAGGTTTGAGCTTCATGTGCCGGGTCAAAGAGGTGTAGACATACTTGTCTTTCACTACCCTCTTATCGATTGCTTGTGCAATCGATGCTCTGTAAGCATAGCAGAGCCGCCCCAACCACTCATCTCCAGCAGATTGGTCCTCAAAAACCCCTTCGAATGGGGAGGGACCGGTACTGACTGGGAGGGGTTCAGTGGGAAACACCTCGTTTAACTCATGAACCTTCTTGAGGTCACTCAAAGCCTTATACGAATGATCTCCGACCTCATCATGGTAAGGAACGTAGTCACCGACTACGAGCTTCCATTTGGACAGCCCATGCCTCATTTTTTGTAGAGGCGGCTTGTCCGCAACGAGCGTCGTGAGGTCATCGTCAAGGGCAGAGTAAACCTCCTTACGCCAAAGTCCGAGACGACTATCGGCGATGAAGTGCGCAGCGATGATCCGTTGATCCCTAGTTACTCTGTAACCAGGCTCGATCGACGGGTCAAGGCCCAAACCCCCCAAAACTGGGGGTAGATACCAGTTTGGACGGTACCTCGACTTCTGGTCCTGACCGAACCAGCCGCGCTCTGCGAGCACATTCATTGCTCGCGGAATAGCGCAACTGGTCCAAGGGTTGAGTTTAACCATCCGGTTTAACTCCCTCGCCACTTGACAGGGCGAGGCATTAGATTCTCCAGTTTTCAAGGAGATCCCCTCGACAATTTTCATGTTGAGGTAACCCTTTTTCTCCATGATACCCCCACGTCTGATAAAGACTTGGGAGTTGATCATGGCACAGTCAGGAGAAAGGTAGTTCTTCCCGGCAGAGATCTTGAATCCTGCTAGGGCAGAAACCTTTCGGAAGGTTTGGAATAGCGACATTTCACACTTAAAAAGCATGTCGTCACCATTGCACAATACTAGGTCCCAAAGGCGGTTCCGAATCTCGAAACGGCGATCGAACTCTAGTTCATCGTCAATTGCCTCCTCATGCCACGTCTTTAGAGAAAGACGCCAGACGGCGAGGTTTGCGACACAAAGGAGAGGAAAAGACAGAGGGTGGCCCATAAACTGGCCTTCGACAGCATCAATGCTGATCTCCTCCGGCTTCCTGTTGATCCTTTGAGGATCGTACTTTGCATAGTACGCTTTGCCGCTTCCGGATAACGCCAATGCACCGAGATCTCCAAATGGTAGGTCTAAAGCGCCATAAAAGGCGGCCTGTGTGACCCACCTGAAAAGGAGGTCGGTGGCGGCTTCATAATCTACGGAGCACCAAAAAGGCTGATCTGGAGCCTGTTCATCGATCTCACGAACCCGTTGGGTCAGGTCGTCTCGACGCATAGTGGAGGATGAATGATCCTTCCAAGCGGAGAGCATTAGACCCTGGAGGGGCTGTAGAGCCGAATACAGGTAACCGTCACCCAGTGTGACAATACGATATTTCCCTGGCTCAGCAATGGCCATGACCATGACGTCGAAGACTTTTTTCTTTTTATTTTGTTTTTT